TTCTGAAGGCGCTCCTCGTGATGGTCGTAGATCATGCATCGTTGAGCCATTTACATCTGCAACTATTGTTGACAGCTTAAAAGGTTTGTTCGTTCCACAAGAAGCAATTGGTGAGCAATATCGTAAAGGCTTGATGGGTCGTGACTCTGCTGGCGTTAATTGGAAGCTCGATCAAAACGTAGTAAGTCAAACATTTGGTTCTTACTCAGGTAACACTTTGTCTTGCTCTACAACTGGTGCTGTTGGCTTCTTAACTTCAGGTTGGGCATCTAGCTCCACTATTCAATTGACAGCTTCTGCAAGCTCTACATTGAATGCTGGTGATACATTCACAATCGCTGGTGTATACGCTGCCAACCCACAGAACCGTCAAGCATATGGCTCTAACAAGTTGCGTTCATTCGTTGTATTGTCTACAACTACTGTAGGTACTTCTGCAACTAACATTACTGTTTCTCCTGCCGTTATTACTTCAGGTCAGTTCCAAAACGTAGTTGTTGGTTCACTAAACACTACTGCTGTTGTAACTCCATTCAACAACACAGGCGTAGTTTCTCCACAAAACATCATGATGCATCGCAATGCCTTTACATTAGCAGTAGCTGACCTGGAACTTCCTGAAGGAGTTCATTTTGCTGGTCGTGCTTCTGATAAAGAAATTGGTTTGTCCATGCGAGTTGTTAGGCAGTACACCATAAATAACGATTCCATTCCGACTCGTTTAGATGTTCTGTATGGTTGGGCAAACTTGTATCCTGAATTAGCTTGCCGTATCGCAGCTTAATTTTTTAACTAATAAAGGAATTTAATCATGGCAAATCCAGGACCAGCAGTAACAAACTCAACACATCCATCGAACTTAAACAGCCAACAAGCTCTGCGAGTAATCGCAGTTCAAAAAGGCGTTTCAGTAGCTTCTTTGGGTGACACAGCAATTCCTGTTATTAACAGCTCGCTTTATGTGCCAGCTACAGTTGTTGTTGCTAACGCAAACAACGCTGGAGCAACACAATCTGTAGCTTCTGTAAACTTAGGTGTTTACACAGCAGCAGCTAAAGGCGGTAACGCTGTTCTAACAGCAGCAGCTTTGACTAGTCAAACAACTCCAACATACGTTACAGTATCAGCTTCTTCTACTCCGAATACTGCTGAAACTGCACAGACTTTGTATGTAAACGTATCTGTTGCAACTGCAACTGCTACCGTTGACGTATATGTTTATGGCTACGATTTAAGCACAGGTTATTTCTAATTAAAAGTTAGAATTAATTTAAAAAGAAGCATAGGAAAGCCATCCCAAAAAGGTGGCTTTTCTTTTATTAAGCAATATAATTAAAGAGCCTAATTAGGCTTTCTTTGCAAAGGAAAAATTATGTCTAGCACTACCGTAACTCGTGGTAATTCACACGAAACTTTCTACATTGTTCCAACTCTAGACAATACGTCTAATTCTTTGGCTGCAAACACTACTACTGCCGTAACTTATAACGTAAGCGGTCTTTTGACTAGCGATATTGTTCAAGTTATTGGATATAACGGTTCACAAACTGCTGGTGTTGTAATTGCTGAAGCTGATTGTTTAACTGCTGGCGTTTTGACTATTCAATTTGGTAATTTAACTGCTACTACTACTTTAAAACCAGCTAGTGGCGCTTATACACTTCAAATTGTTCGTCTTGAAGGCGCTCCAGCTCCAACTAACGCTGCTTAAGGACTAAAAATGGCAAACGTATCGGCTTATAGATTTGTCGGCCCGACTACAGCTATTACAGTTAGCGCAACAAGTTCGACTGCTGTAACGATTACTCCTAACGGAAACGATCAAGCGAACTTTTGCGGTTTCTTAAATACTGCTGCTACTCCTGTAGCTATTACTATTGCTCCTGCTGGTGGCGCTGCTGGCGCTACTGCTGGCGCAGCAGTTCTTCCTACTGGAGGCAACACTAGTCAGAGCTTTGTATTAGGTACAGGCATGAATCAACCAACAGTTTTAGCAGTTCCTCCTATTTTTTCCATTACTTGTATTGGAACTAGCGGAACTTTGTATGTAATGCCTATGGTAGATCAGAACTAAGGAAAATATATGGCTGGCACTTCCAATTCTGCGGTACAGAATTTATTGCCTGTTCAGGCTTATTTTAATCTTGACGGTACTTTTAATACTTTCATAGGTCAGAATAAGCCTTTTTATGCTACGTCTAATCCTGTTCAATCAGGATTGACAATTACTAATAGTACGATTGATAGCTCTCCAATTGGATCAACAGTTCCATCTACTGGCGTTTTTACTGACATTAGTACCACTACAGGAAGAATTTCAACTCAACCTAGTGCTGCTACTGATATTGTCAATTTATTGGCTTTACAGTCATATGCAGCAGGAATTAGCTGGAAACAGCCTTGTCAAGTTGGTACTTTAAGCAACATCACTTTGTCAGGTTTACAGACAATTGATGGATATACAACTTTAGCTGGTGATCGTGTATTGGTTAAAAACCAGTCTACAGCAGCTAATAATGGTATCTATGTTGCTTCTTCAACTGCTTGGACTCGTGCTACTGATGCCAATACTTGGAATGAGCTGATTTGCGCTATTTCGTTTATTGAATATGGCTCACAAGCTGGTGGAGCTTGGTTTTGTACGGCTCAAGCTGGTGGTACATTAGGAACAACAGCAGTTAACTGGTCACAATTTACAACGTCTGCTACATACTCAGCAGGAACTGGTTTAACTCTTACAGGAACAGTTTTTAGCATTACAAATACTGGTGTAGCTGCTAATACTTATGGTTCAGGTACTGCAACTCCTGTATTTGCTGTAAATGCTCAAGGTCAGATTACTTCTGTTACCAATACCACTATTACTCCTGCTATTGGAAATGTAACTGGTCTTGGCACTAATATGCTGGCTTTTTTGCAAACTCCTACTTCTTCAAATTTGGCTGCAACTGTAACAGATGAAACAGGAACAGGAGCATTAGTATTTGCTACTAGTCCTACTTTTGTTACTCCAGCTTTGGGAACTCCTGCAAGCGGTGTAGTAACCAATTTAACTGGTACTGCAAGCATTAATATTAATGGTACTGTAGGCGCTACGACTGCAAATACTGGTGCTTTTACTTATTTATCTACCAGCTCAACTACAAGCACTACTCCTACATTAGGATTTAATGCTAGTAATTCTCCTATTGCTATGGGCGCTACAATTTCAGGTAGTTATTTGCAAGCAATGTTGCAAAACAAATCAGGAACTGCTGGTGCTTCTGTTAACTATGTATTGAGCAATGATTTAGGTACAGATTCTACCTATTACGGTGAATTTGGTATGAATTCATCGGTGTTTAGTGCATCTACTCCTAGCGATTTCTTTAGCATAAATAATGGTGTTTACTTTTCAAGTCATGATGGCGATATAACAGTTGGATCAGGAAATGGTTTTAAGAATTATTTTGCTTGGGGAACAACTGGTCAATCTGCCCACGTTATTAATGCTTCAGGTGCTATTGGACTATCTACAAATTTAGGTACAACTCCAGCATTAAGCGGTACAACTGGTTATGGAACATCAGGTCAAGTATTAACAAGCGCTGGAAGTTCAGCAGCTCCAACTTGGACTACACCATCTCCAATGGTATATCCAGCATCAGGAATACCTAATTCAACTGGTTCAGCTTGGACTACAAGTTATTCAACAACTGGAAGCGGTACTGTAGTTGCTTTAGCAACAAGCCCAACTTTTGTTACTCCTGTTCTTGGAACTCCATCTTCAGGAACTTTGACTTCTTGCACAGGATTGCCTGTTGCTACTGGTATTAGCGGTTTAGGAACTGGAGTTGCAACTGCATTAGCGGTAGCTGTAGGATCTGCTGGTGCTTTTGTAACCAATGGTGGCGCATTAGGAACACCATCAAGCGGAGTGGCTACAAATTTAACTGGTACTGCTTCAGGTCTGTCTATTGGCGGTAATGCTGCAACTGCTACTAGCGCAACATCCGCAACAACTGCAACAAATGCTACAAATACTGCAATTACTGACAATACAAGTTCTAGTGCAACATGGTATTTAACTATTGTTTCAAATACATCAGGTAATTTGCCACAAACTACTAGTTCTACCAAATTAAGTTTTGTGCCTTCTACTGGGAACTTTACATCAACAGTTTTAACATCAACTAATGATGCTTCTATTTCAGGTCTTACTGTTGGTAAAGGTGGTGGTGCTGTAGCAACTAATACTGCTGTTGGTTATTTATCTTTGGCCAATAATACAACTGGAGCACAAAATACTGTATTTGGATACACATCTGGTAACGGAATTACTACAGGCACATTTAATATTGCTATGGGTTATGCCACGATGGACCAAGGCACTGTTACAGGTTCAGAAAATATTGCATTAGGTCGTGCTGTTTTAAGAAATTTAACAAGTGGTAATTACAATACAGCTATTGGTTCACAAGCCATGTTGTCAAACACCACCGCATCTAATAACACCGCAGTAGGTTATCAAGCTGGGTATAACAATACGACTGGTACTGCTATCAATGCTTTTGGTTATCAAGCACTTTACAGCAATACAACTGGTGTATCAAACTCCGCTTTTGGTGGTTATCAAACTTCAGTAATTAATGCCGCTTTATACTCAAATACAACTGGTGGATATAACTCTGCTTTTTCATCAGGTGCTTTGGTAAGTAATACAACTGGAAGTAACAATTCAGCATTTGGTTACGGAGCATTAGCAAACAACATCACCGCATCTAATAACACAGCAGTTGGTTATCAAGCTGGATATAGTACAACAACAGGTGCATATAACACTTTTGTTGGAGCACAAGCTGGATATAATTCAAACTATGCAAACGCTGGAAATACTTGTGTTGGTTGGCAAGCTGGATATAACTTAACAACAGGAACATCCAATACTTTTGTTGGTGCTAATGGTCAAGCGGCTGTTGCTGGTTCAGGCTATTACATAACAACAGGCTCTAACAACACTATTCTTGGTGCTTACGATGGAAATCAAGGTGGTCTAGACATTCGTACAGCAAGTAACTACATTGTGCTATCTGATGGTGCTGGTAATCCTTGGCAATACATAGGCCCAAATGGATTGTTTTATACTGGATTGGGTAGTTCTTCTCCTTACAATAGAACAAGTGGAAGTGCTGCCAATGTGATTGTTGGCTCTGATGGATTTTTAAATCGTTCTACTTCTGCACTTAAATACAAACAAGATATTCGTGATTTAGAGTCTATTGACATTAATAAATTTAGACCAGTTCGTTATAAATCTAAATGCGAAAATGATGACCAAACTAAAGACTTTTTTGGAGTTATTGCTGATGAAGTTGATGAAGCTGGTATTAAAGAATTGGTTACTTATGGAGCAGATGGAGAAGTAGAAGGCTTCCAATATGAACGCTTAACTGTAGTTCTTTTAAAAGCCATTCAAGAACTCAAAGCAGAATTTGATG